TGTGTTCTTTGCCCAAATGACGAAGGTCGACCATTTGCCGCCCGCCTCGACGAAAGCCTTCTGCAGCGTGTGCAATTCGCTCGACGACATGCAGACATAGATTGCACCTTTGCAGACGGTCAGCATGTTGACACAAGCGTCGTAAAGAAACTTCTCAAAACCATCGCCGAGATCGTCATTCAGGATTGCGCGATTTTTTCCACGCATCTTGTCTTTCGCCGTATTGGCATAGTTCACGTTGTAGGGCGGATCCGTGAACACCATGTCAGCCAGAGCGCCGTCGAGAACCTTTTCGACGTTGGCGAGGACGGTGCTGTCGCCACAGAGCAAACGATGATTGCCGAGAACATAAACATCGCCTGGTTTTGTTTTCGGCTCTACCGGCGCTTCAGGCACCGCGTCTTCATCGGTGAGGCCAGCGGACTCCTTATCTGTCAGACTTTGCAGCTCGTCGCCACTGAAGCCGATAAGTTCAAGCTCAAACCCTGCGTCTTTCAGTTCGCCCAGTTCAAGGGCAAGCAACTCTTTGTCCCAGCCGGCGTTTAATGCCAATTGATTATCGGCCAGAATATAGGCCCGCTTTTGATCGAGCGTCAGGTGCGCCAGAGCAATTACCGGCACTCGGGTCAAACCGAGTTTACGCGCGGCGAGGACGCGACCATGGCCAGCGATGACGCCATTGTTGCTATCCACCAGAATGGGGTTCGTCCAGCCGAATTTACGGATACTGTTGGCTATCTGATCTATCTGCGCATCGGTGTGGGTTCTGGCGTTTTGCGCATATCCCACAAGGCTTTCCGGCGAACGGTAGTTGATCGCCAGATCAGGTATATTGACATTTTCCACCACGGTACCCCCCCCCATCGCATTTTGGCCACGCGTGCACAAAACCCAAAACCGGTCGCATCATCGAAAGGTGGCCAGGTTTAAACCGCCCCCCGCCTAATGGCGGGCGCGCCCGTGAATTCTGTTGTGACAACCGCGATGTACGGCAGCCAGGTTGATTGGATCGTCGGTGCCGCCGTGCCGCTTCTCGATCAGGTGGTGCGCCGTATCGGCGCCCGACTGACCGCAGACGTGGCAGATGCCGTTGTCGCGGGCAACGACCGCAGCCGCGAGCTTGCGCCACGCCTGCGTGCCGTAAGATCGGTCAACACGATCACGGCGCTCACGCTTCGCCGGCCTCCAACCGTGTGGGTGGTGGATCGGCGGCTTCCATGGCATGGCAGGTTTAGTCGGCTCGGTGGATCAGCTTGGCGCGGCCATTCATCATCCGCAGCAGGCGATCAACGACATCGGCGCTGTGGCCGCCGACGTGCCACTCCCGCAAATCCTTGATCTCAGGGTTCTTATCGGCATAGGAACGGCTGCTTTTGTAATTGTAAATCGTGATGACCGACTTGCCGGACGGACGGATGACCCACTCGGCTTCGGTTTTGTAGCCGTCGCCTTTGGCTGGCTCACCCCAAACCTCGACGAGGTCTTCGTAGCTGGCCTCGATGGTGGCGCGGTAGCTCGTGTCCTTCTTGCCGGTCTCAATGACCCTTGGTTTGGCGCGCGCCGCTTTGCGTCCGGCTTCAAAAGCGCACAGCAAGGCCGTGCGCAAGCCCCACACGCTGACATCGTGAAAGTCGAGGCTGTCGGATTTGCGTGTTTCCAGCGTTTCGATCCGCAGCTGTTTGTGGGCGATGTCGGCGATGATTTTGTCGATGTCGGTCATGGCTGCCTCCTACGCGCTTTTGACTTCGCGCACCGCGCGTTCAAAAGTGCTGCGCCATTTTCTGTCCGCGAGGCGGCTGTTGATGTGGTCGGTGATCGCTTGCCCGCTGGTCGGCCCGCCTTTGATAAAACTCAGGTCGTCGGCAAGATGCCTGCCGAACCGCGCATCCAGAAGATCGCGCGTTTGTTCCGGCGAGAGTTTGAAGGTGTCGGCCAACACGTGGCTTGCGGCATCCCAGGCCATCGGTGCGTCATAGCCGTTATGAATGCTGGTTCCCCAGAAGCCCCATTCGAGGTTTGCGGTGGGCATTGGCTGGTTGTTTTTCATGGCGTTCTCCTCGTTGTTTACGACACCATGAACGCTCTTATTCCATTGATTATCAACTAGATAAGAGATTGTTTCTTTGCGAAAACGGGGCAAAGGCGATCATCTAATGATCGTCTTTGGGATGCTCCGCGATCTTGTAGGTGCGCTTGCCGCCCTGAAGCTTTTCGGAAGCGATTTGGTAACCACGTTTCTTGGCAAGCGCGTGTGAGATGGCTGCGCGCACCGTGTGTTTTTGCCAACCAGTGGCGGTGACAAGGTCGTCAATCGTCGAGCCTTCGGGACGCGACAGCAATTTTATGACGAGCGCCAGCTTGCTTTCTTTGGCAGGTGTGGGCGGCATCGCCGAGACTGCCGCGAGGCCAGCCTTCATGGGGGCGCTTTGTTCTTCGGGATGCTTGCCGTTGCCGGACGGTTTGCCTTTCTTCGGCACTGCCTTTGGCTTGGTGGCGGGGACGAGGGCTTTCTTCGTCTTGTTCGTTTTTGTTTTGCTCATGACATTTTCCTTTCAGTTAATCCTCAGGCGCAATCGAACCAGCGCATGCATGTCGCCAGCAGATGGTCGTAATCACCGGCGCTGGCTTCATCCATGAAGGCTTTGATCTGGTCGTTTGGGACTCCAGCCTTGCGCGCGGCGCCTTGGCAGCGACCGAGGATAAAAAAGGCGTTGCCATCCTTTCCTGTCAGTTGCACATGGACGTGCGGATACTTGGTCGTTGATGATTTTTCGGCTTCGATGCGCACGCCTACGTAACGGGCGTAACTGTGGCCTTCCGGATTGACATAAATCGGTTCACGCTCCGGCGCGGTGATTTCGATGGCCTTGATGATGCCGTTTCTTGATCCGCCTTTGCCCTCCAGCCAGTCACGGCTGGCGTAAAAGTCCTGCGCAAAGGCGTCATATTCTTCCGCGCTCATGGTCTTGGTTTCAACGACCGTCGTTTCCAGGGGATCAAGCCCGAAGGAGCTTTCTTTGACGTCGCCGATGCATGACGGCTTGCGGGCGTATCCGACTTTGATCGTGCTATTCATGGATGCCTCCTTGCTAATCACACGTCCATGAACGCTTCATTCGCAGGGATTATCCACTCAATTAGTGGATAATCTTATGGCTTTATGCGGCGCAAACCGATCATCTTCGGACAAATCGGCTTTTACGGGTTGATCATTGTTTTCATGGTCGGATCATGTTGAACATGATCACCATATGCCGCGAAATTTGGCTCTCATGGTCGATCATCATCACATGATCCGACAATGACCGACGATGTTCCGCTTATAGAGCACCAGAGCGGCGGCATTTGCCCGTCATTGTTTTCATCATCAGATACAGTCGAACAGTATGACCATATATCGGCGAATTTGGCCTTCATGGTCGAACACCATCACATGATCCGATAATGACCGACGGTGTTTCGGCCAAAACGTCGATGACAGGGGCGAAATGGGCCAGACACTATGCAATAACATCCCGCTTTTCCGACCTCTTCGCCGACATCATGCGACACTATCGACAGTGAAAATGGTGACGCACAGTCCCTCTGCCGATAGACGCCCACTGTGGCGGCGCTCGCCCATCATTGTTTTCACCATCGGATCATGTTGAACAGTATCACCATGTATCGGCAAGTCCGGCCTTTATGGTCGGTCATTATCACATGATCCGACAGTACCCGACGGTGTTTCGACCACGGCACCAAGCATCGGCGCGTCGGATCGAATGCGCTCTTCGGCCAGCGCCGCGTAGCGCGGGTTCAGTTCGATCAGAACGGCGTTGCGTTGTAGACGCTCAGCCACCAGACCGGTGGTTCCGGCACCACCGAACGGATCAAGCACCGTGCCGCCCACCGGACAACCGGCGAGGATGCATGGCTCGATCAGCGCCGTTGGAAAGGTGGCAAAGTGCGCTCCCTTAAAGGGGCGAGAGGACACCGACCATACGCTGCGCCGGTTGCGCAACATGGGATCGCCTTTTGGGGCAATAAGTCCGCCACCCTGCGAGGCTTGTCCCGGAAAGCCACGATCAGGTCTCCCTGTTTGATAACCTTTCCGATGAAGGCGTTTATCATTGGCCGTGCTGGAAGCGATGGGTTCGCGTACAGCCTCATGATCGTAGAAATAACTCTGCGATTTGCTGAGCAGGAAG